CAAAAAGACATTGATTTGGATGAGATTGAGGAAAGTGTTATTAGCGATTTTCAAGATATGGTTAAGCGCGATAGTTTTGAGGACGCTATAACTTGGCTGGCTGGTAGCTTTGTTGACGAGGCGATTGATAACGCTATCGACATAATCATTGGGAAAACGAACGACTACTTTACCGATCTTATTAGCTTAAAAGCTAAAGAAATTAAGGAGAGCTAGCAATGACGGAACAAAACAAAACGCACTATAGAAAAGTATTTAAGTCTGATCATTTGGGCGTTGCTGATTTAGAAGACTTAACCGAGCAAGGTAGCTCTTTGATATTTACCATTAAGCAAGTAAAACAGGAGATAGGCGCAAAAGTAGCAGGAAGGAAAGGCGATCACAATATAGCATATTTTAATGAGCCTATTAAACCTTTAGTGCTGAATGCTGGAAACTCTAAAATTGTGAAGAAGCTAGCAGGGGGTACGCCATTCCTAGAGCATTGGGCTAACCTGACTATTCAATTATATATCGACCCTACCGCATCTTTTGGCGGCGAGGTGACAGGGGGCGTGAGAATTAACCCAAACCCTCCAGTTATTAAAAGGTCAGAGGTAACACCAGAAAACACGGTCATGTGGGATAACGCTAAAAAAGCTTACAAGAGAGATGGAAATTTTAACGCAGTACTTAAACGGGCTGATATATCCGAAGAGAACCAAATTCAAATAGCTAAAGAGTGTGCTAATGTTTGAGTTTCACGATATAGAACAAAATTCGGACCTCTGGTTTGATATGCGAGGCGGTAAGCTCACCAGCTCTAATCTAGGAAAGATTATGGCGAACTATGGCAAAGCCTTTGGCGAACCTGCAAAGAAGCTAGCAGCGACCATAGCGGCCCAGCAATTAGGCGCCGAAGTGCTAAGCAATAGTTTTTCCAATGAACACATGGATAGAGGCCACCAACAGGAGCCGCTAGCGCGGATGCTTTACGAAAACGAGACTTTTTGTGATGTGACTAACGGCGGGTTTTTTAGCTCTGATTTTGTCGGGTGTTCGCCCGATGGCCTTGTGTCAGATAGCGGAGTTATTGAAATTAAATCGGTGATAGCAAATATTCACTATGCAAACATTAAGCGCGGGGGTTTAGACCCCGCTTATAAGTGGCAGTGTATCGGCAATCTGAAATTCACAAGCCGTGATTGGCTAGACTTTATTAGCTACTGTCAAGAGTTTCCGATAGGAAAGAAACTTTTCGTATGGCGCATAAGAAAAGAAGAACTATCCGAAGAATTTAAAAAGATCGATTTCCGAATAGCAGAATTTAAAAAGCTAGTTAGTGATATAAGACAAACAATTAACGAAACTAATTACATAAACCAATAGGGGTAATACGATGACCGAAGCAAATATAATTGTTTTTGATGAGTATGAAAGCAGAATCGACACGATTAAGGAATACGCTGATTTCATACCTGACGTTACTACAAGCGAGGGGTACGAGAAATCTAAGAGAGTATCGCTTGACGCTGGAAAGCTATTAACAGCTATCGAAAAAGACAGAAAGAGAGAAAAGGCTTTTTACTTAAACGGCGGAAAGCAGGTAGATTTACAAGCAAAGGATTTAGTTAAACGAATAGAGATACTTCAGCTTCCGCACAAAAACGCATATAAAGAACTTGATAAACTCAAAAAGGAGCGCGAAGAAAATAGAAAATCTGAACTTAGAGAGAGGATCGAAGCAATTCAAAATATCACCGAATCGGTATCTTTATTAACAAGCGTCGATGTTAAAAAAGCTATTGATTCTTTACAAAATGAAAAGTGCATTTGTTTCGATGAGTATTCAGATATAGCAATTAAAGCTAAAAAAGAGTCACTTGAAAGCCTTAATTTTTTATTAGTTAAAAAGGAAAAGGAAGAAAGTGACGCTATTGAGTTCGAGAAACTTAAGAAAGAGCAAGCCGAGCGAGAGCAAAAAGAGCACGATGAACGTATAGCATCAGAAGCTAAGAAAGAAGCAGAGGAGGAAGCGGCCAAGGCAATCAAAGCTAAAGAAGAGGCAAAACAAGCTGAAGAGTTGGCAAAACTAAAAGCTGAAGAGTCGGAGAAAGCACGTGTTGAGTCTGAAAAGCAAGCTAAGCTAGCAGCTATCGAAGCTGAGAAAGCGGCCAAGGTTAGAGCGGAAGAGGCGGCAAAGGCTGCTAAACAGGCTGAGATTAACAGGCAAGAAGCTATCAAGAAAAAAGAAGCTGAAGAACTAGCTAAGCGCGAAGCTAATAAAAAGCATATTGGTAAGATTAGAGGCGAAACTAAAAACGATTTAATCGGTTTGGGTATCGATGAAGAAAAGGCTAAAGATATAGTTTTGGCTATAAGCAACGGTAAGATCAAAAACGTATCAATTAAATATTAATTAAGGTAATAAGTTTATGGGCAAGGTATATGTAGGCAACGGCAAGCAAATCGACACGCAATATGGAAAGCTGCTTAAACTTTCTTTTAGTCGCGCGGATTTAGTAACTTTAACGAACCACCTTAACGAAAAAGGTTATGTAAACATTAACTGTAATGAACGTAAATCGGTAAGCGAATGGGGGCATACTCACTCAATGCAAATTGACGATTGGCAGCCAAATCAGAATGGCCAGCAAGGCCAGCAAGGCCAGCCACAATCGAACTACAATCCTGCGATGGATAACCAAGCAGCGTCAAAATACAGTCTAGGTTCTAAGATAACTTTGATGACTTTAACGACGATATTCCCTTTTAAATCAACGACTTAGCGTCCACCCAACGCCCCTTTAGCCTTCTTAACTGAGGGCTTCAGCGGTATGAACACACACAAATTATCACAAGACGGCTGGCTAATAGATATTGGCACTCATAGCGAGATGAGAAAGTTAAACGCTCGGTATCCACTAGCTACGCTGTCGCCATTAAAGAAAGAACTTAGGAGAGGGTAATGATAAGTAATATAATGATCGGCGGAAATGTAGAGTTTCCAGAAAATACAGGTGAAAGAATTTATATGATGCCTTTCACTTTGGAAAGTGGATTGCCTGAGCATGTTGCTAGATGGCAAGGAACTATTGATTCAATGATTGCTGATATTGATACAGATGAAACCATGTATTTAATGGTTGATCAGGGATTAATTAAATCAGGTGATAGCCATCGTCGAGGCGGTGCGCATATAGATGGAAATTGGATAGCATCTAATGACGGATTAATAGCAAGATATAAAACTCAGTTCGTTAGCGATGAATCTATAATTCTAGCTTCAGATGTAAGTGCTTGTAATGCGTACTCTGGGGAATTCATCGGATCACCTAAAGATGGTGGTGATTGCAGTCATATTGATATATCAAGCGCTGATGTAACGAGGCTAGAAGCTAACAAGGTTTATACGGGCAATGTGACAATGATTCACGAATCCTTACAGGTTGAAAAAGATGTCATGAGAACGCTGGTGAGAATAAACGTCCCTAAACATAAATTTAATTAGAGGGTGAGTAAATGAAAGCGAAGAATATAGATATATTAGCAACAGAATTAACGCGCGATGAAGGCGAGAAGCTTAAGCCTTATAAATGCACCGCTGATAAGCTTACAATTGGAGTAGGGCGCAATTTAGAGGATAGAGGCATAAGTAGAGAGGAATCAAGATACCTGCTCAAAAACGATATGCGAGGCTCTATAAAGGATGCTGAAAAATTCCCATGGTTTGAGGATTTAACACCTAAGCGACAAAGGGTGATAGTTAACATTATCTTTAATATTGGTTTGCCTAGATTTAAGAAGTTTAAGAAAACTATTCGATATATTAACTGCCAGCAATTCGACCATGCTTCGATTGAAATGCTGGATTCATTGTGGGCGAGATTTTAGATTAATGCATAGACGTAAAGACAGAGAACGAAAGAAAAAGAATAGAAAACTTAAAGCATTTAAAAAGGAGTACGAAAAATATTGTGGCGGCTAGTCAATACACTGATTAGCCTCTTCAATAAATATAGAAACCTTCTCGGCACATTGAATCCAGAATATTCCATTTTGTCTTATAGCAATACTTAGATTTGTTAATTGATCAGTGCTTGGGTTCTTCGACATTATCGGGAGAGGGATTGGCGCTTGGCATAGAGTCAGATCCGTGAAAGTGCATACTGGGGAAACTGGTATAGGTTTGTTGCTGCAAGCGGACAACATCGGCAATAGGACAAGGCTCAGTAGTAGTAATTGTTTTAATTTTAATAATTTCACGAACGGCCTCATTAGTTGCTTGGTTTACTTTGGATACATGTTTTATTATCTCTTGTTTATCCTCGTTGCTATCTTTAATAGCCTCTTTTGTGACTTTAACTTGCTTCTTAGCAGCTTTTCCACTAGCTATTTGATAACCCGCAAAGAAACTACAAGCTACAGAAACAGCTAAAATTCC